GTACATCCAACCAACATCTGCTATTCTTGCAAAGTTTTGAAAGTTCTTAACAATTAATCCTGTTGCACCACCTAACTCAGGAAAGTTTTCAAAAGCTATTCTTGTAGTGGCAATAGTGTCAAGTGCACCAGCATAAGTGTTTATTGCAGATTCTTTTTCGTAAAATTTATCCATGTCAGCCACAGAAAATGCATCGTTGCCCGCCATTTTACCAGCTTGTGCTATAGAGATATTGCCTTCTTCAGCGTATCTTCTGTAATTTACAAATTCATTGTTGTCGTAAAGTATCTGATCCGCCTCGCCGTATGTTGGATCTGGTGTGACATAAATTTGTCCCATTTGAGGCCCACTTGGATAATAATATCCGTGTTTTGGCTTACTTAAAGTCCCCGTTCTTTTATCCATGTATTGGACGTTAACTTTTTGTGCATCGGGAAAATTTTGTTCTATATGTTTTTTAATTAAATCATTAGAAGCATTTTGTGAATTTAATACAACTTTGTTTTGAATCTCTGCATCATACTTAGCTGCATCAGCATTCATGCTTAAATATTTATCTCTAGTTTCTAATCCAGCCTTTACTGCCTCCATTGTTTGCACACCTAACTCTGCATCAGCTTGTACTTCTGCATTGTACCGTGCAAGTTGCGCACCCATTTCTGATTCAAAAGCTGCAAGAGTTTTTTCTTTTTGACTTGCTTTTTTTGCTCTGTTTATTGATGTTAAATTTTTAATTAAGTTTTGACCTGCTTCAGAAAGTATAGGTAAAGCTTTACCTTTAAATGATCTACCACCAGCTAATTCTAAACCAAACTGAGCTAGCGCAAGTTTCTTTTCAAAATCATAATTATCATCTGTGTAAAGCTGTTCAAAAAATTCTTTTGTTTTTTCATCTCTCGCATCAAAAAACTTTTGATTTTTTTCTCTTCTTTGTTTGTCTTGTTCTTTTACAATACCTAAAACACTTTCTTCTTTTTGTTTACCTAAAGCTTCTGCATCATATGTTTTGTATTTTTGTAAGTTCTGTAATACGTCTGCCTCATTAGATAAGACCGCATTTTGTGCTAAGCCTAAACTTGCAGTTGAATTACTTGGATTAATAAACGGCTCCATTTCAGGATATTTTTCTATAAACTCAGCATATCCAGCTAAAGGTGGATCCTTAGAAATATCTGCAGATTGATCAGTGCCAATATATTTTTTATTAGCGGCATTTGATATACCACCACTATCAACAGGACTTATGTTGTCTGTCAATTTTACTTCACTTACACCTCCTGTGTTTGTTTCTAAGTCATCTATTCTTGCTAAAACTTTGTCAAATAAAGGGATTAAATCACCTCTGTCAGTATACACTTGGTCTTGTAATTGACGTTGCAGATCTCTTAATTGTTCCAATGACATGCCTTCAATATTCATGTTAACACCACGAGGGATAGTTGCTCCCATATCAAATCCTTGGTTAAGATTTAAAATGTTTACTGGCTCAACCATATTTACCCTCTAAGAAATGATGTAAATGGACTATTTGGAAAAGCCTCTCCAAAAGCACCTAAAGCTCCTATACCTGCAATACCTAAACCTGCATATTCAAGTAACGGATTACCCTCTGGTACGTCTCTAAATGTGGTTTGACCGCTAGGTACTCCACGCAACACATCACTTGCAAATTGCATTCTTCTAAATGGTTCTTGTTGAGCAGTTATTAAATTACGTCTAGCGGTGTCTAATCCTGCTTGTTGGAGTTGTTGTTGTGCTTGACCAACACCTAATAGTGCTTGTTGATCTCTTATATTTAATCCTTGTTGTAATTGACCTAATCCACCAAATACACCTGCTAGGCCTCCTTGTGTTCTAGCTAAATTACCTAATTGCTGACCAGCAGCCAATTGTCTTCTTTGTTGTGCTTCTTGTGATGCTTGTGCTGCTTTTAAAGCTGAATCAAAAGCTCTTTGCTGTGCTAAACCTACCTGGCCTGCAATACCCCTATCTAATTCTGCTTCTTGTATTGCTGCTCTTGAACCACCAAAAGCACCTGCTCTTGTAGCCTGTCCACGTAATCTGTTTCTTGATATATCACCTTGTCTTTGAATTTCATCAATGACAAATTTATTATATTGATTCATGAAAGGATCTACTTGTGTTGTAGGATCAAAAGCTTGTTGTGCACCTGCTAATGTTTGTCCAGCTAAAACTCCTGTACCTGTAGCTGCCGCTGCAGCATCAAGACCTGCCGTTAAAGTAGGTTGAAAAGCACCTATGCCTTGTCTAATGTTGCCAAAAGCATCTAATTGATCTTGAGAAAATCTTGCAATTTGTTGACCTGGCACAGGTTGTGATACACCTGATAAACCAAATTTTCTTAAATTAAAATCTGCATCCGATTCACCAGATTGTTGTACTGCATCGGGATCACCAAAGACTGATTTTAATAATTGTTCAGATCTTTTTTCTATAAACTCGGGTTGTCTTACTCTGGTTTCTTCTATTGCCATTACACTACCTTTTTACCAAACGGTTCTAATTCTCTTTGTTGATTATAAAAAAACTCAGCACCTTTTTTTCTTGCTTCATCTTTTGTCTTAGCACCACCATGTTTTACACCAGCACCTAATACGCTTATAGCTTTAGTCACAAATTCACCATCACTTAACATAGCAGGAATATCGTCAGATGTCATCGTTCCTGGACCTGCAATCTCACCATTTTTTCTTTTAAATGCTTCTATACCACCATAGTCATCTACAGTTCCACCTTTATCTAATGACATAATACCTCCTTCAGCCACAAACACTGGGGTAGGGTCTGGATATTGAATATCAGCAACGTCTAAATCTTTAAAAGCATCAGCAACTGGCTCATCTTGAGTTGTATCATCTTCTTCATCACGTGGATTTAAAATTTCATTGATTGCAAGCGATGTGAGTAGAGTTTTTCCTCCTGGTATTTTACCAAAAAGATCAACAATTCCACGTGATCTAGTGGATCTAGCTAAATCTCCTGCCGCCACAGTGGGATCCATACCCGTTGGTAGTCTTCCCATAAAAAGATTTCTTGCGCCTTCTTTAAAACCTACGCCACCTTTTCCTAAAACACCTTTTGCCCCAAACAGTTGACCTGTTTGTGCGTAATTACCTGCAAGGCCACCAATACCACCAAGAGCTGCTGCTCTGAGCGCTCCTTCTTTACCGCCGTATTGTCCTAGTAAAGCTCCAATACCTATTCCTGCAGGTGCTCCAAAGGCAAATCCAGCGATAGGGGCAGCTATCGGGGCTATATTTTTTGCAACTTTTCTTACGCTTCTAAAAAATTTTTTAAACATGTACTCCTAGCAATTCATGACTTGTTTTATGGCAAGGAGGCTGGCCTTGAGAATTAGCCTATTTAATCGTATGATTATAGGCAAATTTCTAGTATCATGCAACATAAATGAGCTTTGATATTACAAAGGTGCCTATGGTCCGTGTGACGTGGTTAGACGCCCGTGATATGGAAACAGGCTGGCTGCCTATAAAAGACATACTTAATGCTCCGTTAGCCGTGTGTCAAGAAGTAGGCTGGATGGTTATTAATAATAAAGAAAAAATAGTCGTCATGCGTTCATGGTGCACAGATAAAGATGATAATCATGGTGGCGGATCAATTGCAATACCACGTGGTTGGGTAACAAAGATAGAGTATTTGCAGGTCGCTTATTCAGAGACAACGTAGTTGTCAAGAAAACAATTTTAAAAAGTTCTGTTGATTTTATACAAAACATGTTTAAATTACTTTCTCACCAAAATTAACAATCAACAGGAGATCATATGACAGAACAAGAATATTTAAGCGCTATAGCCAACCTTGCTGATAAGGTGAGTAGATATCACGAAAGACTTATGGCAGCGGAAAGAGATTTAGAAAGACATATTAACAGTGCAGATCAACATCGTTGTGAGGACTGTGATTGTGAAAACCGCTAAAGTTCTCCGCCGTCACCAAACACTTCAGGCATTTTAACGACTCTGATGGTAACGTCTTTGGCTTTTGTTTCAGACCAAAGTTTACCACAGTCGTTACATATGCCAGTAGCTTTTTCTTCATCATCAACTTCATTTCCACAATTATTACAATAAATTTTTACGTAAACTTCTGGCTTTAATATTGGTATTTCTTTATCACCAACTTTTTCTGTGCCGATTTGTTCAGCGTCTTGTACTTTTTTACCTATGTTTTCCTCAGACATTACGTAATCTCCATTAAACTTACTAATATTTTTACACCATTTCCAAGTATTTTAACAGCATCTTGTTGCTCTAAAACCACAGGGTGTGTAAGAACCTCTGATTCTGCACCATCTGCTAAACTGTCTTTGTACAATTCTATTTCTAATGGTGAGCTTGCGTCATAATCCAATATAGCCACGGTAGTTGTTACAGCACCACCTGTTTGATTAGACAATCTAATGCTTTTTACAATAGCTGTCGTAGGTAAAACTGGCGGAACAGCACCAGAATCAGCTGTAGGAACGGTATAAACCGCTGTGTTAGACCCTGTTGCTGTCTTAGAAAAACTTTTAAAACTATCCGCCAAGAAAAAAACTCCTTGCTGTAGATTCGTCTTTTATATCTTGTTGAAATCCAAAATTTAATTGTTGTGTTATCTGCTCTAACACACGAATAAGTGCATCAAATTGTGATGGCTCATATTCTGGTGTTGAATCAGGTAATCTAGTTGTTGCAATCTTAGCCATTATCTACCTCCATCTGGTTTTACATCTAATCTTAACGTACCATAACGCCAATTAGCACCCACATCAGTGCTTCTAATATCGACATTTGCTTGTCTACCTCTACCACGCAAATCAAACTTTGTCGTGTTTGTATTTACAATTCTTGATATCTCGTTTGCTGTGCTAGACGGAAAAGACTTAAAACCTAACTTTATTGTGGCATCTCCAACCTGGTCTTTAAAATCTGGTATGCCTCTGCTTACAGAAAGCATTTGTTGACCGTCTTGTATGTCAAAATCACCAGATGTTATGAAAGCTGTCATAGCTGTACCGTCATCATCAAAACCTACTTCATGTTCATAAAAAGTAGATGCACCCGCTGTCAAACCTTTTACGGTTGGTGTTGTAGCAGTATCATTAGGAAAATATTTTGTTGCGTAAGGTTGTTGATACACACCATAGTCAGACCAAGAAGTTCTAGCTAAATTAGATGTATGCCATGATTTCTCTAAATAGTTATACGTAACTGCTCTATCTATCTGTGTAGAGGCTGCAGAAGGGTAAAACCATGTAATCTCGTTAAATTCAGAGTTTATACCTGCATATGTTTCAGGATAATTAGCAATACTGAAATCTTCAAATACATAATCTTGTACACTACAAGGTAATTTTTTTACTGTACCATCATACAAATAAAATGAATTCTGTGACATCCAATAAGCTACACCATTAATGTCTACGGCTGAGTGCACACCAACAGCACCACAATTGGCGCCTAGCTCTACTAATGAAAATGTGAAGGGAGCGCCTACAAACTGCAAAGCATGTAAAGAATTGTCTGTCCACACCAATACGGCGTTTCTAGATCTAACTGCAGCTACTATTTTAGAGCCATCCTGTATTCTAAAAGAACCAGAAGTATTAGTTGCTGTTGGTGTCCATGTTGTAAAATCCTCTTGTGATGAGAAACGTAAAAATAAATCATCTCTTGTATTGGCATCTCCTATTGTGGTCTCTGTGCCAAATAAAAACACATGTCTGTCAGGCATTGATACGAGATTAAATCTAGAAGTCGTAGGTGCTTGTGATATTACAGTCGCCCTCGTGTTTAATCCTGCAGATGTATCCCATCTAAAAGTGCCACCCTTATGAACTGTAGCTATTAAATCTTCACCAAAGTTATCAAAACTCCAGTTTCTACCGTCTAGCGTGACTGTAGATGTTGATCTAGGTGTATTCCAAGTGCCGTTATTCCATGTACCTACACCCCATCCGTAACCGTAGACAGATGCATCAGTTCCGATACTTATTTGATAATTTATATTACCAGTACCGCCACCTCCA